CACAGCAAGGTCCCGTTTTTGAAAGGCACCGTGGACGCTGTCATGAAGCGCATTGAGCACCCAGCCTCTGGTGGTTCAATCCGCACCCTCCTGGGCCGCAAGTGCCGCTTCCCATTGTGGGAGCCCGTGGAGTGGGGCGTGAACAAGGCGCTGCCACGTGAGCAGGCCGTCATGGAATACGGCTCACGGATCAAGCGTGCAGGCACGTACAAGGGCTTGAATCGCCTGATCCAGGGCTCGGCCGCAGACCAGACTAAAGCAGGCATGGTGGCGCTGCACAAGGCAGGCTTTAACCTGTTGCTGCAGGTGCACGACGAGGTAGCACTGTCGGTGCGGAACATCGACGAGGCCCGAGAAGCTGCTGACATCATGGCCAAGGCCGTCACCCTGGAAGTGCCCTCGCGCGTTGACGTGGAGACTGGACCGAGCTGGGGAGAAGCCTCATAATTGAGGTGGGGATAACTGCAGTTGCCCCACTCTCCTTTTGAGAAGTTCGGGCTGGGGGCTTGCTCCCAGCCCATTTTTTCCGATACACTGATACGTCCAATAGAAAGGAGAAATAAATGGGAAGATTACCGAAGCCGCGAACTCAAGTTGTACCTGCTCACCCTGAGCCGTACATTCGCCAGCCGATGAAAAAACGTGGGAGACCAAAGCGCTCCGGTCCTAAGAAGAAGGACCGATACGACGCTGTACGTGCGTCTCCCTCTAAGCGACCTGGGCAACGCTGGATCACCGTGTCGTTACCTGAGGATGCGTACTACATGCTCAAGGAACTCGCGACGTTTTACAAAGTAGGAATGGGCGCGTACATGCAAGGACTCCTGGTTCCTGCGTTCGATCAGGCCTACAAAGAATCACTGACGCTGCAGCGTATTGCCAACAACCGAGAGAAAGCTAAAAATGAAATACAAAACCGAGATGACGTTCCCCGTCGAACTCACTTTTGAAGTACTGCCACCTATGCTGGTGGAGGACACCGAGTTGCCCGCGCAGCTGGACATCACCAAGGTCCTGCTGACCATCACAGGCCCGAGTGGTAAGCCGCGCCAGGTAGACATCACCAAGACCCTCACCGAGGATCAAATGATGCTTTTTGAAGACGACATTGCGGAGAACTACCGTGAAAATCCTGCGTTTTGAACGTAAAGACGAGGCCATTGCCTGGGCCAAGAAAGTTATTGGCATTGACGGCATGACGGGAGATGTCACCGCAATAAGCCTGGTGGACGACAGGGGTGAGTTCATGGCCGTCACCGTGTTCTCTGCCTACACAGGAACTAACATTGACATGCATATCGCTGCACGGCGCAAGAGCAACTGGGTGTCACGCAGTTTTTTCAACGCGTCGTTTGAGTTGCCGTTCCTGGTGCTTGAAGTACCACGGGTCACGGGCCTCATTCGCGCCGAGAACCACATAGCCCAGCACTTTGTAAGGCGTTTGGGTTTTCAGTATGAAGGGCGCATGCGCAAGGCTTTCCCAGACGGTGGAGACCTGATGCTTTATGGGCTACTTCGTGAAGAATATTTAAAACACCCATGGAGTAAACATGAAACTAATAGAGGAGCTGTGGGTACTGGCACAGAAGGTCCCAGAGGATCAACAACCACTGTTGAAGGCAGTGGGCAAGTTACTTGAAGATCAGAGACTGTGGCGTGATGCCTGGCTGAGATCAGAAAAGGAAGTTGAGATGTTGACAAGTGAACTAGCTGTGTTAACATCAAGGCTTCAACATAGAAAGGAGAAAGAGCGCGATGATTGAAAAAGCCCTTACAAGAGAGCAAGAGGTATTCAACAAACTTGTTGCATCAAAGAAGTTCTTGAGCACTGGCAAGGTATTGATTGGTCTTACGTACCAGCCAAAGCCTGCACCCATGACGCAAGATGAAGAGTTTGTACAGAGCCTCTTGTTGGATCACTACCGCCCTTTGTTCCGCCGTGCAAAATGAAAAAGCGCAGCAAGTACCGCCCCCGCGCCGTTCTCCAAAATCCAATGGAGTTCCTCTTGTCCGGCTTAAAACCTGTTCGCGATCTGGCAGGAATTTATCTTGACGTACAGCTCAAGAACCGCACCGCCCTGGATCAAATCCGCAAGGGCATTGCGACCAAAGAAGACATTGACATGCTGATCGGCACATTCAACATTACTGAAGCGCTGGCCACCATGGGCAAGGGCAGCGACTGGCTCGACGAAATTCACCAGGGGCAAGACGCTCTGCTGGAACTGTCACGCCGTGGCGTGGCCAATGGAATGCGGTTCATCATGACAGCCAAACAGTGGGAAGCCCTGAAGCTGGTGATGGACCTGCATGAAGAGCAGCTGGCGCATGCCACTGTGTATGACGTAGAAAAAGCGCACGACTACGTCCTGTCGGTTATCCGCCAGGGCAAGGCCCGTGCAGTCGTTCAATCTCAAAAGGAAGCAACATGAACAAGTCTGACAAAATCCGCGAATACTTTCGCAAGTACCCTGAAGCTGACGTGGCCAAGGTGGCCGCAAAGTTCCAGGCCCCCAGGGCCATGACCTACAAGCTGCGCAAGCAAGTACAAGAGGAATGGCAGCCGCCTGAACTGGTTCCGATGCCTGACGTGGACGAGACCCTTGACGCACGGGCCATGGACTATGGCAAGTTTAAGGACGGCGCTGCGCTGATGCAGGGCATCAAACGACTGCTCGCGGACCACGCGCGGGTGCACGACAAGACCTTTGCCGACGATCAATGGGAAGCCCTGGAGATGATCGTGCACAAGATCGGCCGCATTGTGAACGGCAACCCTGACAAGGTGGACAGCTGGGTAGACATCGCGGGCTACGCCACACTGATTGCGGACCGCTTGCAAGGCAACGCACGATAACTTAACCAAAGAAAGAGAGAAAGAGATGAATTTCAATTTGAACATTCACCGCGTCAAAAGCATTCGCTTGGGCGCGGTCCGTCTTAACAAGACTGGTGAATTGCAATCCGCGTCACGCGACCTGGTGATTGAAACCGACGAGGGCAACTTTGAACTGGCCCTGTTCTCGGTGTACGTCGATGAGGATAATGACCAGGAGCTGCTTGAGGTGAAGGTATGAGCATGAACACGCCGTTTCATTTGAGGCAGCGTGAGTTCAATGCATTCAACGCGGCCAACCCGGCCGTGTGGGAATACTTTGAGCGCTTCACGCTGGAGGCCCTCAATCATGGTCACAGAAAAATCAGCCACTGGCTCATCATCAACCGCATCCGTTGGGAAGTGGCGATGAAGACCTCCGGCCAGGACTTCAAAATTTGCAACAACTACATTGCGTTCTACGCGCGCCTGTTCGTCAAGGTGCACCCGCAGTACCGGTTTATCTTCAACCTAAAGCGCATGGACGACGAACCATGGCACGGGGATATGCCGTTATGAGTGATCCAATCACCTATTACAAGATGGGCAGCGAGCGGATCGAGGTACGCGAACCACGGACCTTGACCGCTGGCCTGGTGCAATCAGGCGAGGCGTTCCTGGTCATCGACACCAACAACCTGCCAATGTCTTTTCAGCGCCAGCTGTTCAAGCACATCCAGGACGGCAACATTAAAGTGCAAGTGGCGGAGGTGGTCAATGACTGAGTTTGAAACCACCGTCTGCGGCATTCCCTGCCTTGTCCGAGTCACCAACTGGGAGCCTTACCGGCCCGCCATTCTGCGCGCTGACCCTGGTGACAGTTACCCATCCGAAGGCGGGGAAGGGGACTGGGAAATCCTCGACCGCAAAGGCCGCCCCGCTCCCTGGCTGGAAAGAAAATTAACTGGGCAAGAGCTGGCAAGGCTAGAGCACGCAATTTTTGAACACATGGAGAACCAAGATGACGATTACTAAATACAAACGCCGCAGCTTTAAAGAGGTGGCAGCCGAGGCCTACTCACGTGGGTGGAGCGAGGGCCGTGGAAAGGCGCACAAGGAAGCCCAGGAACAATACGAGGCGTTGCTGGCCAAGATGAACAACGTGTCCCTGCGCCAGCTGGCCTGGTCACGGCTCACGGGCCTGTTCAAAAGGAGCCGTCATGATGTTTGAAGACTGGTGGTCCCAATTGAGCAAAGCAGAACAAAAAGTGCTCGGCGAAAACAACGCCAGGCATGTCTGGGAAGAATGCCAAAAGTACACCCTCATGACCATTGA